CGTGCTTGGTGAAGTGGATCATCCAGAAGATTTAAAAGTAAATCTGGATCGTGTGTCGCACATGATCACAGATGTATGGATGGACGGATCCAACGGTTACGGTAAAATGAAGGTCTTGCCGACGCCAATGGGGAAGTTAGTAGAAACAATGTTAAATTCCGGAGTGAAACTAGGTGTTTCATCTAGAGGATCCGGAAACGTAAACGAGTCAACAGGCGAAGTGAGCGATTTTGAAATCATCACAGTCGACGTTGTGGCGCAACCTTCGGCACCGAATGCTTATCCAACACCAATCTATGAGGGATTACTGAATATGAGAGGTGGAGCAAAAGTGTGGGACGTGGCGCAATCTGTATCGCAGGATTCTGCGGCACAGAGATATCTCAGAGACGGGGTATCGAAATTGATAAGAGACCTCAAGATTAAGTAGAGGAGAAACCGATATGTTAGAAGCATTAGAACCATTGATGAACAGCAATGTAATCACTGGCGACACTAAAAAGGCTATCGAAGAAGCGTGGGAATCTAAATTAAAAGAATCTCGTGACACTATCGAGGCTGAACTTCGTGCCGAATTCGCAAAACGATACGAGCACGACAAAGGCGTAATGGTTGAATCACTTGACAAGATGATCAAAGAGGGACTGGCTAAAGAGATCGCGGAATTCAAAGAAGATAAGCAATTACTTCAGAGAGAACGTGTGAACTATAAAAAGTCAATTGGCGAACATGCTAACGTTTTAAAATCATTCGTTTTAGAACAACTTAAGAAAGAGATCGCTGAATTACATGCAGACAAACATGCTGTCGCAGAAAACTTCGCTAAGTTAGAAGAATTTGTGGTTAGCAAACTTGCTGAAGAGATCAAAGAATTTGATCAAGACAAGAAGGACGTGGTGGAAACTAAGGTCAAACTTGTTGCTGAAGCAAAGAAAAAGTATGCAGAAATGAAAGCGAACTTTGTTAAGAAATCCGCTAAGGTGGTAGAAACTACAGTCGAATCTGTTCTCAAAAAAGAACTGGCTCAATTGAAAGAAGACATCACTACTAGCAGAGAAAATAACTTTGGACGAAGAATGTTTGAAGCGTTCGCAAGTGAATACACCAGCAGTTATCTAAATGAGAAGGGCGAAGTAAACAAACTGATCAAGGCAATGACTGCGAAAGAAGAAGAGTTGGAATCAGCCAACAAACTTCTTTCAGAAAAAGACAAGGTGATTGAAGCAAAATCAACAGAGGTTGAGATTGCACACGATCAACTGGAACGAAGCAAGATCATGGATCAAATCATGTCACCACTATCAGGTGATAAACGTGAAGTGATGTCAGATCTACTTCAAACTGTAAAGACTACTAAACTGAAAGAATCTTTCAGCAAATATCTTCCAGCAGTAATGGACAACGATGTCAAGGCGAGAGCGAAAGTTCTTAACGAAAACAGAAGTGAAGTTACTGGTGATAAAGGTAGCAGAGAAGTCGACACAGGCATCGAACAGATGCGAAAATTAGCAGGTATTTAAGGGGAAATTAAAATGTCAAATACACTGATTGAAAATAAATGGGCAGAAACGAAGTCAGCATTGATGGAAGGTTTGTCTGGGACTAAATCAAAAGTGATGGATGTTACTCTAGAAAATACACGCAAATACTTGGCAGAACAAGCAACTGCTGGCGCAACTAGTGCCGGTAACGTAGCAACTCTAAACAGAGTCATTCTACCAGTTATTAGACGTGTAATGCCAACTGTAATTGCAAACGAAATCGTAGGTGTACAACCTATGACGGGTCCAGTTGGTCAAATCCACACTTTAAGAGTAAGATATGCGGACGCAAACAGCACAGCAGGTATTGTTGCTGGTGACGAAGCATTATCTCCATTCACTATTGCAAGTGCTTACTCAGGTAATGAGGCGGCAAATGCTTCTGCGAAAGCGGCGGCTACAGCATCTTTAGAAGGTGCTCCAGGCAATAGACTTAACATCCAGGTGTTAAAACAAACTGTTGAAGCGAAAAGCAGAAAACTTTCTGCTAGATGGACATTTGAATCGGCTCAAGACGCTCAAGCACAACAAGGCTTAGACGTTGAGGCTGAAATAATGGCGGCTTTAGCACAAGAAATAACTGTTGAAATCGATCAAGAGATCTTAACTTCATTAAGAGCACTTCCGGGATCAGCAGAACTTACATACGATCAAGCGGCTGTAAGTGGTACTGCAACATTTGTTGGTGACGAACATGCGGCTTTGGCTGTACAGATCAACAGAGTTGCTAACTTGATTGCACAAAGAACAAGACGTGGCGCAGGTAACTATGCGGTTGTTAGTCCATTTGCACTAACAATCCTACAATCTGCAACTACTTCTGCTTTTGCAAGATCAACTGAAGGTACATTTGATGCTCCAACAAACACTAAGTTTGTGGGTACATTAAACGGTGCGATGAGAGTATATGCTGACGCTTACGCGGCAGACAGTACTTCAGTACTAGTTGGATACAAAGGTCCATCAGAAACTGACGCGGCGGCATTCTATTGTCCATATATCCCGCTAATGAGTTCTGGTGTAGTACTGGATCCATCAACTTTCGAACCGGTAGTAAGTTTCATGACTAGATACGGATACATTGAATTGACAAACACTTCAAGTTCCCTAGGTAATGCGGCTGACTACTTAGGTCTAGTTGCTATCACTAACGGTAACGTAAAATTTGCATAATCTGTAAATTTAAAGAATCAAGGGCGGCTTTTGTCGCCCTTTTTTAATGACCGAATAACTATTGTATGAAATCCATGTTGGACGAACTGATCCGAAATGCAGAAAACAATTCACACATCATACAATTTACAATAGATGAGACAAGGCGTCTCACAATAGAGGCACCATTCAATCTACGCATTATGGAAGACCAATGCATTTGTTTCGTACAAGCACCCACTAGATTAGATGCAATACAGAAAGTCCTAGATAGTGGATTGCCCATCAAACAATTCACAGAACTACAATAAATACAGTAACTCAAGTGCGCCGACAACACTAAGGTTGTTGGACTTATGCGGTACCCTCCGCGTAGCGACTAGAACTCGCATTGGGCTCTTTATAAGGAGAAAACAAAATGGGAAGACCTATTAGAATACAAAAAGGAAATATCACAGCAAGTGGTGGTTCGTCAAACGGACACTCAACTGGTGGTATAGGCGGTACAGCGGCAGGCTTAATAGAAGTGACTGGAGCATTCTTTACTTCATTGACAGGCTTAGACTCAACAATCACAGTGTCAACAGCAGGTGGTATGAGTATTGTAAAACAAGTATCGACTAAAAAATTTAAGGTAAGAGGTTTAGCGGTAGACGGATCAACTGTGTCAACTGAGGCTTTAACACTTACACCAAAAGCACCAGGATCATTATCATCAGGTGAATTTTGTGTACAGGCAGTGGGCGATGACTCAACATTATACTATGTGCAGAAATTCCACAACAGAGGTTGTGTTGTATCCGACGACAACGGAACAACAGTATCTCACAAGGGAATGAGTGTACTGGCTGAAGGAACAGATGAAGGACAAGCATCATCAGGTTTCGTCAACGTAGACACACAATAATAAAACTTAACACAAGGGCGGGTCTTTCTCGCCCTTTTTATATGAGCATAAATAATACAAATGAGTTACCATAGAGCCAAAACACCGTTAAATCTAGAAGTTATAAGTGCTGACGGATCACAAGTGGACAATGCTTTCACTGCCACACTGACCAACGCAGGACAACTAGATGTGATCATAGGTGGAGATCTCACAGTAGAAGGTAACACAACTTACCTAGAAACAACAAACACAAAGATAACTGACGCACTGATCGAATTAAACAAAAACAATTCAGGTGGCGCAGACGAAGATTCAGGCTTTTTAGTCAACAGAGGATCGGCGGGCAACAATGCTGTATTTTATTGGAACGAAGGCGAAGACAAATTCAAAGCGGCACTGACCACAAGCACAGCAGAATCAGACACAGTCACAGACACATCACTAGCAACTATCAAAGCAGACAAATTTGAAACAGAAGGGTTGAGCATTGTGGACAATGACATCATAGGAGCAAATTCAAATGCCGACCTAAACATATCAGCATCCGGCACAGGAGTAGTAAAGATCAACAACTTAGTTGAAGTCGGTGCAACATCATTAGACTTAGGACAAGTTACCATCGCAGGCAATGAAATATTTTCGAACTCATCAAACGCAGACTTAAAAATATCTGCTAACAGCACAGGACAAGTACATATTGATGACGTATCAAAGTTTACAGCACAAGGATCAGATCCGACTGCTGTAGCAGGCACCACTCACTTGTATGCCAAGACAGAAGCAGGTGGTGGAACTGGCTTATTTTATGTAAATACAAGCAGTTCGGGTGAACTGGTAAGTAAAGCGAAAGCACAAATTTTTGGATTAATATTTTAAATGGCTATATCAAACAATTTATTAGGATCAACAGTAACAGCACTGGTCACAGGTGCATCTGGTGGTACAGCAGTCACCACTGTATTCTTTTGTAATAACAGTGCAGACACTGCCACTATCGATGTGTTCATAGCAGTTTCAGGCGAAGGCGCGAAGGATGGCGACGGTGGAGATTCAACTGCTGATGCAAACATCATATTAAAACAAGTTTCAATTAACTCGAAAGACACATATATTCTAGACACAGAAAAAATCATCCTTGGCAGTGGTGATAGATTGTTAGCACAGGCGGCGGATTCATCAGGACAAGTGGTTGCGACAGCATCATTCTTGAACTTATAATGGCCAAGACAGTCAAGTCAGGATTAAACACAGCACTTCAAGGCGGCACCGTGAAGTCGGCTTCACAAGGCGCACTTAGGATCCCAAC